GAGTGCGCATCCGGAATGGAAAAGATGATGGCATCGCTTGCTATTCGCGTCGCCCTGATGAATCTAACCGCGCTTCCACGCTGTGATCTTCTAATCATCGATGAGGGTTTTGGAGCTCTCGATGAGACCAATGTCGAAGCTTGCTCAGCTCTTCTTCACGGTTTAACAAAGTACTTCAAGACTATTTTGATTATTTCACACGTTGATGCAGTCAAAGATTCTGTTGATAACGTTCTATCAATTTCTAAGAGAGGACAGGATTCTTATGTCAACACAAACTGAGAAGGCGACCGTTCCTGATGCGTGCCCAATGTGCAATACTTTGCTAAGATCATCTGACGTTGATACTTATATTGAGTTTGGGGTATGCACTAACTGCGATATGTCTTTTCGACAACCTAGAATGAAAGATTGGAACTGTGGATGGAGACCTTCTCAGGAGCAAGTTGACAACATGCTAGAGTCTCTTAGAAAGCAACCGTTTTTCTACAAGCGCAACATTATTTAGATTGAGAGGTAAAAAAAATGCTTTGTGTTAAAGGACTGCGAGCACTTTCGCAAGAGCTTGACTACACATTCGGCGGTTCAAATGGTGAGTACAAGGTTTCTTACGATATTACCGAGGGAAGCTTTAAACTGAGTTACAAGGCAATCTTCCAGTTTGCTGACAATCAAACACTCAGATTACAGACGGATCGCCTAAGCCAGACATCGGAAGACATGCTGAAGGAAGCGATGCGACGAGGAAAGGGAGCTTACGACGATGCTTCTGAAGCAAACTTGTCGACTCAGCTCGTTGCAGATAATGACGATGTTCAGTTGGTTGGAACAACCATCTACTCTCCTCGTAGGACCGCTTACTACACGAGGGTTATGACATACAAGCTTGATTAATGGCGCCGCGATCTAAGCAAAGGCAAATCAAGGAAATCGTTAGATGCGGTAAGGAGCCTGTTTATTTCTTCAATCGTTACGTGAAGATTCAGCATCCTAACCGTGGCCTCATTGATTTCAAGACTTACGATTTTCAGAACGACTGCACGAAGGAATTTAACGATCATCGCTTCAACATCGTTCTGAAGTCTAGACAGCTTGGTTTATCGACACTGGTTGCAGCTTATGCTGCGTGGCTAGCCGTGTTCTACAAAGACAAGAACATCCTGGTCATTGCAACAAAGTTAGCTGTTGCCCAGAACTTCATCAGAAAAGTCAAGACGGTTATTCGAAACATGCCGCCTTGGCTACTAATTCCTGCGATAGTTGAGAACAACAAGCAAAGTATTCTGTTCTCAAACGGAAGCCAGATCAAGGCGGTTCCTACTTCTGAAGATGCTGGACGTTCCGAGGCTCTGTCACTTCTGATTGTGGATGAGGCCGCTTTCGTTAGAAACTTTGACGAAGTTTGGAGAGGCCTGTATTCAACGCTTTCCACTGGTGGACGTGCAATCATCCTGAGCACTCCGAACGGCGTCGGTAACATGTATCACAAACTGTACATTGATGCCGAAGCAGGAGTCAATCAGTTCAACGCTATCAAGCTTCTTTGGGACGTTCATCCGGACAGAGACGATAATTGGTTTGAGGAAGAATGCAGGAACATGACGAAAATGCAGATCGCGCAGGAGCTGATGTGCGACTTTGCAGCAAGCGGAAACACGTTCCTCCAAGCTTCTGACATCGAATACCTCAGATCTTCTGTTAGGGCTCCGATAGAAAAATGGGGACCTCAAGCAGGTGTTTGGCTTTGGAAGTATCCTCAGCCCGGAACAAAGTATGTCATATCGGCTGACGTTGCACGAGGGGACGGAGCTGACTTTAGTGCATTCACGGTTATTGATACCAGCGAAAGTGAAATTGTTTGTGAGTTCAAGGGCAAGAGCCCACCAGATGAATTTGCTTTAGTTCTCGCCGAAGCTGGAAGAAAATACAACGATGCTCTTCTGTGCCCCGAAAACAATTCGTATGGCTATGCACTCATCATGAAGCTTGTAGAGCTTGGTTACGAGAACTTGTACTACGTCAATCCCAAGGATAGATTTGCAGCATCATACGGATCAGCGGACATCTCTAAGATAGGTTTTGCCACAAACTCAAAGACGCGAAACCAGATTCTTACTAAGCTCGAAGAGGTTCTTCGTCGCCACGAAATCAAATCATATTCATCAAGGCTTTACGAAGAGCTAAAGACTTTCATATGGAAAAATGGAAAGCTTCAGGCGCAGAAAGGTAAAAATGACGATCTCGTCATGTCGCTAGCAATTGGAGTCTGGCTTTACGATACTTCTCCGTCGCTAACTCAACAAGGCCAGAAGATGGCTGACGCAATGCTTGCTGCTTTTGCAGTAAACTCAACATCAGAAGAAAAAGATACGAGCCCTTTCTTTAACGATCGTGTGAGATCCCAGTATTATGATGTATCAAGACCTATACTTACTGATCAGGACCTCGCACCAAAAAGCGAATCGACAAGTCCTGATTATTGGTGGTTGTTAAAATAAGGAAAAGGAATGGCTAACGAAGAAAGCCTTTTTAGTAGGCTGACAAAGTTGTTCAGGAGCGGTCCTACCGTTCGACGAAAAGTCAAGAACTACAAAGCTCCTCTTGCTGGCGAAGAGTTGGACGTTTTTGGTTATGGCTCAAACAACGTTTATAATGCTGCGCTAAGCGCGTATGGCGCATTCGACAGAATGAGCCGATACAGCGACTTCTCTGAAATGGAAGCAACTCCTGAAATTGCTTCTGCTCTCGACATCTACTCGGAAGAAACGGTTTCAGTGGATGACAAGGGGAAATCGCTTCACATTTACAGTGATAACAGAAAGATCAAAGAGCTCCTAGAGAACCTGTTCTACGATGTTCTGAATGTTGAGTTCAATCTTTCTATGTGGGTAAGAAACCTCTGTAAGTACGGAGACTTCTTTCTGTTCATCGACGTGAATCCAGAATACGGAATCATGAATGCTTACCCGATTCCGATTGCTGAAATTGAAAGAGAAGAGGGTTTCGACCCAACCGATCCCGCTGCGGTCAGGTTTCGATGGATGTCTAGGGGAAATCAGGTTCTAGAGAACTGGCAGATCATCCACTTCAGACTTCTTGGCAATGATGCGTTTCTCCCGTACGGATCCAGCGTTCTCGAAAGTGCTAGAAGAATCTGGCGACAACTGATTCTGATCGAAGATGCAATGCTCGTGTACCGTGTTATTCGTGCACCGGAGCGCCGCGTCTTCTATATTGATGTTGGAAACATCTCACCGGAAGACATTCCAACATTCATGAAGCAGGCTCAGGATAGTCTGAAGAGAAACAAGGTCGTTGACAAGAACACCGGTCGAGTTGACCTTAGATACAACCCGCTGTCCGTCGATGAGGACTACTTCCTTCCTGTTCGAGGAACCGAATCCGGAACAAGGATTGATACTCTCGCAGGTGGCCAGAACACTGCGGCAATTGAAGACGTCGAGTACATTCAGAAGAAATTGTTCGCAGCGCTAAAGATTCCTCGAGCTTATTTGGGCTACGACGAAGAGATCGGTTCTAAAGCAACGCTAGCGCAAGAGGACATTAGGTTCTCTAGAGCCATTCAGAGAATTCAGAAGACGGTTCTCTCTGAGTTGAACAAGCTTGCAATCATTCACCTGTATGCTCATGGTTTCTCAGACGAGGATCTTCTTGATTTTGAGCTTAAGCTATCAAACCCTTCATCGATTGCCCAACAACAGAAGCTAGAACTCATCAGAACCAAGTTTGAGATTGCAGCAGCAGCTCCTGAGGGAATTGCGGATCGAGAGTGGGTTCGTAGAAACGTCATGGGATTCAACACTTCTGAAATCGAGGCTATCGAGAAGGGAAGAGAGGAAGACAAGAAGAGAGATGTTGAACTCGAGGCAGTTACAGCAGAGCCTGAGCCTGGAGCAGCACCTGCCGACGAACCAGCAGGTGATGAGGGCGGTGGTGACGAAGGAGGGGCTGAGGATCTATTCGCTAGCGATAATCCGGAAGGAAAGCTACTCACTTCACAAAGACCCGAGAGTGATGAGGACGACGAACTTTCGCTTTCAATCGATGACATCGATGCACCGATCAAGGCTCAGGAGAGAATCAAGAATGCATTTGGCGAGCCACTGACAATTAAGCGAAAGTCTAAGACATCCGCCACTACGGCAGAAATGCCAGACATGTCGAAGATGGTTGCCGTAGGAAAGAGAGCCAGAACACAGGACACAATGTCAAGACCTTTTGATAGAGATTCCATAAAAGGGTTTTCTAAGATCAAGCTCGGTGAAGATGTTGATCCCTTTTCAGACCTTATCGATAGACAAACGAGGCAGCATGCAACCATGACAAAAGAGTTGCGTTCAACGCTGGCTTCTATGAACACGAATCTAGATATTGACACAAGTTCTTTGCTAAAAGAATCGGGGAACGATGATGAGTAAACACAACAAGAAGAGAAACGTTGGAATTGTATATCAGCAAGTGCTGAGAAGGGCCGCCGAGGCTGCCATCGATGGCGATAAGACGCACGCAAACGAGTGCATAGAGCTTCTCGGTCGCCACTTTCGTCCTGGCACCGAGTTGCACAAGGAGCACAAGCTATTCAGCTCAATCCTTGAAACAGGGGGAGTTGACGAAAAAACGTCTGAAAGAGTGCTTGAAATTGCAAAGGAAGTTTCAAGATCCATTGATCCGTCTTCCATTGAGAGGCAGAAGGGTGTATTCATCAATGAGGCAAATCGAGTATTTGGAAGAGGCAATCTTTTCAATACACGCGTAAACAACTATCGCGGCCTTGCAACGGTTCAGCTTCTTCTAAACGAATGGCGTAATCCTGGAACTCTAACTCCAACACAAACTGCAGAGTACGAGAGAAGACTTCAGACATACATGATGGCCGACAAGCAGACACCAAATCTGCAGAAAGAATCTAAGGTTGATGATTTAACCGTGGCCATGTTTAGAAAGAGATTTGATGATTCTTACGGATCAAAGCTCAGCAGCTTGCAGAAAAACTTTGTTGCCGCTGTTGCTTTCAACAAGGAAGAAGTTGTTCACCAGATGATTTCTGAAGCGAAGACGAAGGCTGTTGAACTCCTCGATCGAAGACACAGTGGTGAAACCAACAAGCTTCTCTCCGAAAGATACGAGACTGTAAGAAGCAATATTTTGGATTTTGACAGTAGCAGCGAAAATTCAGCCTCCATGGCAATGACGCTGTTCAACTTAATTGAAGAGCTGGAGGATGACAATGTCTGATATTAGGCTGATTACGTCATGGCAACCTTTTGAGTACGACTCAAAGATGATTGCAGAGTCTCGTTTAGAGAATGGCGGAAAAATCATGATGAAGGGAATTCTACAGAAAGCGAACACCCTGAATCAAAACGGCAGAATCTATCCACTTCCAATCTTAGAAAGAGAAGTCAGAAACTATCAGAAGTTCATTGAGGAAAACAGGGCGCTGGGAGAGTGCGACCACCCTGAGAGTTCTGTAGTCGAGCTCAAGAATGCTTCTCACATCATCAGAGAAGCTCACATGGAAGGAGACATCTGTTACGGAACTGTCGAGCTCCTTGATACCCCATCCGGGAAAATTCTGCAGAGTCTCGTTGAGTCGGGTGTGACGCTAGGAATCTCTTCGCGCGGTGTTGGATCGACGAGAAGGGAAGGAGACTATCAGGTTGTTCAGGACGATTTCCAACTTATCTGCTGGGATTTTGTCTCAGAGCCTTCAACCCCCGGGGCGTTTATGATGAGAGAGGGCGTCGAAGTAAGGAGGTCTGATCTCAACAAGGTATTTACTAAGTCAGACCGTCTCTTTAGAATATACAACGAAATCACGGAATGGAAGTAATATGGCAAAGATTTCTAAGACAGCACTTAAGGGACTAATCAAGGAATGCCTTGTAGAAATCCTTCAGGAAGGATTAGCTACACAGCTAATGACCTCAGACTCAACCCCGAAAAAGAGAAGGCGTAAGTTGTCCTCGCTTAGCACTGTACCACCGGAGGTAAGGGAGCAACACGATCCACGAACTCGCAGAAACTATAACCCTGCTCTAGACACTCCGATTTCAAGTTTATCGGAAAGAGTTTCCCCTACGATCGCGCGTGTATCAAACGATCCATCTATTCAAGCATTGCTTGAGGACACGGCTGCAACAACACTGAAGACTCAGCACGATGCAGAAAATCAGAGAGGTCCTCAGGCTCAAACAGACGTTCCTCTGGAGTCCCTAGGTGTAAACGTTCGCAATTGGGCGACAATGGCTTTCTCCGAAGAGAACATCGATCCGTCTAAACTTGGATGACGACATACTTATCACATGTGGAGGTTGACGCATGAAAAAGATGTCAGTCGCAAAGCTTCGTAATTTCATTCTAGAAGAAGCTGCAAAGATTAATGAGACGCTAGAGCAAGGTAAGACCGACGTTGAATCCGTTAACGCTGATGAGACGGACGCTTCTGATCTTGCTAACACTTTAGAGAAAGACTTGGATCACATGAAGGCTCTTAAGATTCACGAAACAAGAATCAAGAGAAAGCTTGCTCAAATTTCAGAGGCCAAGAAGCTTGTTCGTTCTCGAATCATGAAGAGGCTAAAGTAAGATGCCAAGTGTGAAGCAGACAACAGTCGATCCAGCTGCCTCAACACGAGGAATGGGTTCTAGCGATACAGAGTCTTTAACTGAGGCGTTTCCTGCTTCACCTATACATTCAGGTGATATTACCCGAAACTCCTTGGAGGGACAGTTCAACGATCTTGCTTTGAAGGGCGTTGTCAAAAACGGTCTTGGAATTGCTTCATACGACAGGGACTTTACTGGTGCTGATTCTGGTGTGGCTTTTCCTGATGGTGATGTTGCTACCGGTGCCGGCGGTTTACCTGCATCGCAGTACGTTCCAAACCCAGCATCTCCAGGTCCTGGAAGCCAGAATCCAACAGATATGCCAGCTCCTCCCGAAGGGTTTGGCCAAACTCCGAATGGGGACACATATGGTTCTGGAACAGGAGCTCTGACGAGACCTGCAGACACTTCTAAGACGATAGCGAGACACACCCTTGGTTCTTATGGACTAGGGACTTCGGAACCTACAAAGTAGGCTGAAAATGCCTAAGATACAAAAGTACGGCCTTAGCGGGGATAACTACTCGCGCTTTCCGCAAGCGGATTCGCGAAACGATCTCGGTTATGGCCGTACTAGGTTGAAGTTCAGCAAACCAAGGTCTTCGGCTGGTTCGTATCCATACAGCATGGACGATGAGCAAGAGGAAGAATCGGAGAGACTAAGAGACGTTGAAGTCGATGATGTTCCTTCGAGAACAATGACAAGGGTTCGTAGGCACGTTAACACGACGGACTTTGGAGCCGCAGCCGGTACAAATCCTTTTTACTATGCTGGGGCAGCAACTAAGATTAGTGAACAGCAATCTGCCAGAAGGGAAGGCGGCATAGGAGTTACGCTCCCTGCAGGAATAGGGTCATCAACATCTGGTTTTCGAACTATTACGAGACCAACGGGAACAAAGCGAGGTTTCTCGTCTGCGCCATACAGGGTCGATGATTCGGAGACAAAAAATCGCCTTACTGATTTTGTCGATGACGATGACCAAAACCTCAGATTATTTGTCAGAACGATCCTAGCAAAAGAAAAAGAGCGAAACTCAAAGCAGAATAATCGATTTCAAAAGAATACTTACTAAAGTCCAAGAGGATTTGAATGAAAAATTCAATGTACGAACAAGCAATTCTGGATGCACAAAACCTTCGCAAGATGGCCGAGGAGTCAGCGAAGAACAAGCTCATCGAAGCTGTTATGCCACAGTTGAGAGAAATCATTGAGAACGACGTGATCTCTCCAGTCATCAGCGAGTCCATGGATGAGATCGAAGAAGATCACTGCATGAACGATGCGGAAGAAAAGGATGATCTCCTTCTTGACGAAGCCGACGAAGACGACGAAGTGAACGAGGCCGACGTTATGGCATTGGCCGCTTTGGTTGAGGCAACTTCTCAGCATTCAAGGGACAACCTTAACGAAAGACTTTCAGTCGTGAGGAGAAAGCTGGCAAGAATGCTGGTCATCTCTGAATCGATCGATCACGAGCAGCTTAATGAAGAACATGCCTTTGTTTTCATGAAGAAGCTTAATGCTCTCATTAAAGAAACGATGCGAATCAAAAATGAGGCAATACTTATCAAAGAATCCGGAGACCACCGGTTCTACAATAAATCTGACAAAACTCTACAGGAGATAAAAGAAATGGCACGTCGAATGAACAGGGGAGTCTTCGCTAGACTCTTTGAGGCAGATGAGCTCAATGAGCTTGATGCCACCCTCGTGCTTGAGCCTTCCGAGGACGAAGCTGATGAGGTCGAGGAGCTGCTGGGCGACTTGGACATCGATGTTGAGCTCGGTGGTGATGACGAGGACGATGATGGTGATGCGGACGACATGGACGCTGATGACGAGGGAGACGACGATGAAGAGATCGAGCTCGACCTTGGCGAGGCTGACATGGATGAAGGCATGCACGAAATGGATCATCCTAAGAAAGAGGGCATGCACAAGAGAGAGGGCATGCATAAGAGAGAAGGATACCACGAAATGGATGAGGGCATGCACGAGGATATGGATGAAGGCATGCACGAGGATATGGACGAGGTCTACGAGATCGATGAGTCTACGCTCCGCCGTGCACTTCGAGCCCTTCGCGAGGGCGATGCTGCCGAAGAGGCAGATCAGTTTGGTGGCGCCGAGGTTGAGGGCGACGTGATTGTCGACCTTGACGAGGATGATCTACTACACGCACTTAACGATGTACTTGGCGACGCTCCGGTTCCGAGACCACCACTTGGTGAGTCACGCCGCAGTCGACGCAAGGCGAGACGCTCAAGAATGAATGAGAGCCGCAAGAATCGCGTTCTCCTTTCTGAGCTCAAGAAGGCCAAGCAGGCCAACGGCGAACTGAAGAAGCATCTCCAAGAGATGAACCTCTTCAACGCCAAGCTACTCTACGCAAACAAGCTGATGCAGAACAAGAGCCTCAGCCCGCGTCAGCAGAGAGCTGTTGTCGAAGCACTTGATAGTGCCAAGACACTCAGGGAAGCAAAGCTTCTCTTCCAGAGCCTGTCAAACGGCGTCAAGAAGGGCAAGACCCTTTCTGAGTCAGCTGGCAGGGTCCGCGGTTCTTCGTCAAAATCAACGCCACGCGCTAGCGCTCAGCCGCTGCAAGAGGGTGCTGGACAGACGGATCGTTGGGCAATCTTGGCTGGCATTCCAGGCAAGAAGTAACAACAATCAACCCATTAGGAGAGATAAAGATGTCACGTAAGTTTAGTCTTAATACGCTCACCGAGGGTATCCGTCAGAGGCACCTTGGTCAGCAGAACTCCCGTCTCCTCGAGAAGTGGTCACGTACCGGTCTTCTTCGTGGACTCGACGGGCAGAAGAGAGAGAACATGGCGATGCTCTTGGAGAACCAGGCCGCTCAGGCCCTCCGTGAGTCATCCACAATTGGTACAGGCGGTGGCGCCGGTACTGCTTCAGGCGATCTCGGTGGTTTCACCAACATCGCATTCCCAATCGTTCGTAGAGTCTTCGGCGGCCTAGTTGCCAACGAGCTCGTGTCAATCCAGCCGATGAGCCTGCCTTCTGGCCTGCTCTTCTACCTTGATTACACCTACGGCTCTGTTTCCGGAGCGGCATCAGATGCTGCCGACGGAGCAATGTACAACACCGGTTCATCGATCTACGGTAACCCATCTGGCAAGAGCGTTCAGACAGGTGCTACCCAGGTTGGTGGCATGTACGATCTCGCCGGCGCAGGTTATTCAAGAGTGTTCGCGACGAACACACTTGCAGCTGGTGATCTTATCACCTCTGGTGCCTTCAATACAGCAACGACAATTGGCCTAGGTAACAACCTCATGGCTACAGGCTCCGACGGTGCCTTGATTCAGTTTGACCCTGCTCTTACTTCTCTCATCGAGAACAACAGCGGCGGCTCCGGCCTTTCTGCTGGTGATGCTGTCTACACCGCACTCGTTGTTAAGGCAAGCACAATCGATGACGATTCAGCAACGAAGCCTTGCGACTTCACTGCGATCAAGGAAATCGGTCTGTTCAAGGAGGGTACAACTCCTTATGTTCGTCTCGATTCCGATCTTCAGGGTCAGGGCGAAGGTCTTCTGAACATCCGTCGTCTGAACCAGCTCGTTCGGGTTGCTCCAGCCGGTGCAACAGGTGCTTCTGTTACGTCAATCACCCCAATCTCAACGATCACCGAGGTTACTGGTGATGCTGATGTTGGCGTTCTGTTCATTGTTTCTGGTACTAACGCTGCCGGAACGGCGAACTCAGGTATTACGGTCACCTATGCCCAGGATCCTGTGTTTACATCGTCTAGCGGTGAGACACTTGTCATTCCAACGTTCGAGTCCGACTTCGGTTCAACTCCTTCTCCGGCGATCCCAGAGATCGACATCAAGATCGAGTCTATCCCTGTCGTCGCTGATACTCGTAAGTTGCGTGCGAAGTGGTCACCAGAGCTTGCTCAGGACCTCAACGCCTACCACAGCCTTGACGCTGAGGTTGAGCTTACCCAGATTCTTTCGGCTCAGATCGCTCTTGAGATCGACCGTGAGATCCTCAATGACCTGCTGCAGGGCGCCTCTGGTGCTAACTTCTTCTGGTCACGTGCACCGGGTAACTTCGTTGACAAGACCACTGGTGTTGACACTGCTACCACGAACGGCGGACTTGCTCCGGCATTCACCGGTACGGTTCGTGAGTGGTACGAGACCCTCATCGAGACGATCATCGACGTTGGTAACACCATCCACCGTAAGACTCTCCGCGGCGCGGCGAACTTCATCGTGGTTGGCCCAGACGTTGCAACGATCCTCGAGGCTTCTGTCTACTACCGTCCGGCTCTGAGCATCGACGGCGACGGTCAGGTTGCTACTCCATTCAGCCTCGGTGCTGAGAGAGTTGGTACTCTGTCCAACCGCTTCACGGTCTACAAGGACCCATACTTCCCACGGAACAAGGTTCTCGTCGGATACAAGGGTGGTTCCTACCTCGAGACCGGTTACGTCTACGCTCCGTACGTGCCGCTCATCGTCACGCCGACGATCTTCGCTCCTGAGGACTTCACCCCGCGTAAGGGTGTCATGACTCGCTACGGTAAGAAGCTTGTCCGTGCCGACTTCTACGGTACTGTCACCTGCCTCAAGATGAACATCATCTGATTTAGGCTGCGTTCGGAATAATCGAACGCGGGGCCGCCCTTAGGGGCGGCCCTTTCTTTTTTTAGACGAGCAAACACATATTTATTTTCGTGAAAAGGAGACAACATGTCCAGAGCACGTATGGTTGCAATCATGCGCCAGAGAGAAGAGGAAGATGCAAAGGCAAAGGCAAAAGCTAAGGCTGCCGAAGAGGCTAAGTTGAAGGCTGAGGCTGACGCCGCTGCTGCGAAGGCAAAAGCTGAAGCCGATGCCAAGGCTGCCGCTGCCGCGGCCGCAGCAAAGAAGACAACTACAAGACGAACCAGAGCTAGGAAGACGACAGCAGAAGACGCGGAGTGATTTGACTGATGGCCACGTTTGCTACAACAACGAACCCAACACCCTTCGGGTTCTTCGATGCCGACAGTGGCTTTCAGTCTGATGCTGATAGCATGATCACCTTTGTCAAGCGAAAGCTCGGCGACGATGTCCTTTCTGTTGAGTTGACCAAGAAGCAAATATGGGCGTGCTTTGAAGAAGCGACGCTAGAATACAGCTCTATCATCAACATGCACGAGGCAGAAAGCACGTTGATGAACCTGCTTGGCGTTGCAACTGGATCAGCAACTTCTGGAAGCTTTAACATTGGACCTCACGGAAAAGAGACGCTTCTGCAGAGGTTCAATCTAGATTTTGCTTCTAGAACAGCATCGGCATACTCCACGGAAGCTTTTGTTGGTGGTGATTACAATCACATCAGCGGATCGATTCAGCTTGTTGATGGCCAACAAGACTACGACATTTACACTGATCTGAAAGACGAAAATGGAGTCGCGTTAACCGGTTCGATGTCTTCACCAGGGAAGATGCGAGTTACCGAAGTGTTTCACTTTGATCCGCAGGCTGCTTACAGATTCTTTGACACAACATCTGCGATTAACTATCTTTCAAACGAGTTTGCTTTCGAAAGCTTTACTCCCGAAACAGTGTTCTACGTTTTGCCTGTTTTTGAAGATGTTCTTCGAGCAGGCCAGATGGATCTGTCTAATCGAGTTCGGCGTTCTAACTTCTCTTACAAGATTATCGGAACAAAGATTCGTGTGTACCCAACGCCAACCGCGGAAAATCCTAGAAAGCTCTTCATGAGAGTTCTCCTAGGTGCTGATCCATTCAACCCTGCGTACGAGGATGCATCGATATTTGGAACATCAAATGTTTCGAACGCACCGTTTGGGCATCTAACCTATCAGAACATCAACTCGATGGGAAGGCAGTGGATTAGGCAGTACGCACTCTCTTGCGCTAAAGAACTCTTGGGACTGATCAGAAACAAGTTTTCTACCGTTCCCATTCCTGGTGGTGACGTTACCCTGAACGGAGGCGAACTGGTCACTCAGGGGCAAACGGAAAAGGAAGCCTACAGAACACAGTTGAGGGAACAACTCGACAAACTAACCTATGGCGCACTTATTACATCTGCAGCAGATGAGG